ATAATATATTGAAAAAGAGGTTTTAATCTTATTTTTTGATATATTTTTTAATCATTGAAAAGATAAAAGAAGCTGCTAAACTAGCTGTTATATCTCTCAAATAATCTAAAATGTTTAATAACATTTTTAGATCTCCTTTCTTTTTTATATTTTTTTTATATTGATAATATCGTTCCAAGGGTTAAAAGGAGTTATCTAGTATATATACTAGATACTAGATAATAGATAATATATATACTATAGCAATGGCTAGCTTTATCTCCTAATGTATATGAATAAAAGGGTCTAGTGCTTAAAAGCACTAGACCCTTTTATTCATATAACAGAACATGTATGCATTTTATTTTTTTATTTTAAATATCCTTTGCCAAATATTTTTATTTTTTTCAAAATCAAGTTCTTGTGTTAATGCAAGAGTTTTCTTTTGTTCTTCGCTAAAAAGCTTAGTCAAATTATTAATTGTTTCACTTTTGATTTTATCATTCTTGATTAATTGCTGATTCATCTCAAAAAGCTTCTCAATATTATCTGTATACGTTTGTATATCGTTTTGTACACTTTCTGTAGCAGATTTTGAAAAGAGCTTAGTGCGTATGTATTCCGAACGCTTTAAACCTTGTTTTTCTGCTTCTTTATCAAGTGCTTCTTTTTCTTGTACAGAAACACGTATATTAATCTGATAACCTTTTATATTTGCCAATACACTCACCTACACAATTGTTTTACTTTGATATACATTTGTTATACATCGCTAGACGTTACATCTAAACCTATTAACCACGTATCAAGTTCATTTTTTAAGTCTAGGTAACAATCTGAAAACGATTCAACAAGTGCAAGAGTTAATTCATCATCTTGAGTTAACTCATTCAATAACTTTTTATATTTAGTACGACTATTTTTTGATAACTCCGCCCACAGACTTTCATCACTTAAAAGACCTGTAAGCATAATTTTATCTGTTACTTTCATGTCTGTTGGAAAAAACAGTGGTGATTTAAACTCCGATAAAGTTTCCCGAACAATGTTGATCCAATTGCTTGCCTTATCACGGCGCAATTGCATTTCCAAACGCCACCAAGACTCAATTTCTTTTTGAATGATTTGACCTTTTCGAGTTTGTTCAACATACTTATTATAAAGACGCACTTGACGTTCACTAGAACGACTACCCCAATAAGCAGTTTCCAGTTTACCCACTTTATCATGATAAAGCACAGATTTCACTGGAGCTACAATTGTATACTGAGTAATTGCCTCGTCAGGAATATTAATCAAATCACAAGCTACGTCAGCACGTGAGAAATGCGGATTAATCAATAGTTTTTTAAAGAATGCTTTCAAGTCATCTTCTAAAAAATTTCCTAATCGGTTCGGATTGAAATCGATACGAGCTTTATTTTCATCATATTTTAAAATTTCAGCATAGGCTATATTTTCATTATACTTGTCCTTAATAGCCCAACCATTGCCGACTTCTTCAGCATGACCTTTTTGACAAAGTTTCTCAAAAACATCATCAAAGCCACGAATAATTTCAGAACCATCTACATCAAAATCAGTAAAATATTTAATTTCACCAACAAGCGTAATTCGGTCAATACTCCAATGTAAACTCACCCGTTTTCCCAAACTTTGGGAATCTAACCGCCTATTAGATAGGGCGGTTAAAAAATCGAACTCATTAACAATCTTTCCAAATTTTTTACTTTTCCAACTAATACGTTCACGTTTTTCTACAACCAAAAAAACACACCACTTTCTGTATAGCAAAATTGGCAAAAGTTTGCAGGTGTGTTATAATTAGTTGAAAGAAGAAAAAACAACACCCTAGCCAGTTCCCCAACTGGCTTATTTTTTTGCCTAAAAATTATTTACAAAATTAACAAACGTTCCTCATCATCATAGAACCCGTTCTTATCGAGATAGTCAATTAAAGCAGCTTCGATAATATGTGATTTAGACATTGATTTCCAATCAGAACACTGCTCTAATTTTTCAAAAGTTTTCTTACGAAGTGTAACTTGAAATCTTTTTGAATCTACAGATACTACCATAAAAGCTCCTTTCTATCTACAGAAAAGTGTACCACTTTTGGAAGCGATATTCAATTATTTTCTAGAACTTCACGAGACATTTTTTCGATTTTAGCATAACTATCGTACAAATTACGTAACCGTTTTGACTGGACAAAATTTTTACGCCATAATCTATGTAATTTCATTTTTGCCTCTGGCCTATCAGCAACAGCATTATATTCTTCTGCGTCAAATGCTCTCTCAAAAGTCCATCGACCTAATAACGTTTTGCAATCAACTACTTCGAAAGTCTGTTCTCGTAATTGTTTAACCACACGAGTAAATACTTGAGATGTCCCAACAATTTTAATTTTTTGCTTTCGCTGTTGTGTAACTTCTGCCAAAAGTCCCTCTGGAAAAGATTTCCAAGCAGACGAATTAAATTCATTTTGAATTTCATCGATAGCGAAAATCACACCCTTTTCACCATTTCTAACCTCGAAAATTTGCTTCCAATCCGTCATCGGAAAATTTTCGTGGGAATATCCGTAATTCGTACAAATAATACAATTTGGATATTTTTTTCGCATACGCTCCAAATATTCTGTCATAGCCATTGTTTTTCCTGCACCTTGACGACCGCAGTATAAAGTTAACCCAAATTCTTTAAAATCATTTTTATTTTTAAAGCGATAAGCGAAATCATAAAACAGACTACTAAAAAAATAGATAAATTTTAAAATAAATGGTTTATTTGATAAATCTTCAAATCGATTTGCAAGTTTACCTTTTTTCATTATAACCCTCATAAAAAGCCGTAACAGGCTTGCACAGCAAGCACTGTTTACGTCTTTTTTTATTCACTTTCTAATTCAAAATCGGTATTCTATGCAAAATCCAATTTGATAATTTTATTAAAAATAAACTTACATAGAACCCACTAATCAAACCAATACAGATAAAAAAATCTGAAACAGGGACGATAGCTGAAACGGCATAAAGATAACTATATATGCCAGCTACACTTTCGGAAATATCACTAAAAATTGTGATTGTCGGAAACAGTCCAAGAAACCATTCGCAGACATTGAAAAAAACATTTAAAATACCTTGTATCATCTTTAATCCTCTGCCACCTTGTGAAATCTCTTAAAGAAAAATAGTGCTGTAATTAAATAGAAAAATGCTCTCAAGAAATTTTTAAGTACTGAACCATACTTCATCACTATCGCTGATTCAACCACAGTCACTTGACCGCAATAAGGAACAGTCATTGTTAAATCATCAAAACTACCTTTATCACTAAATTTATAATTAATAGGTTTTAAAGCTGGAAATTTTGAATCAAAAGTTTTTTTAAGTGACTCGATACGACCTCTTAACCAAGTTTCATCAAGTCCAAAACACCATTCTAAAGCACCAGTGATTGCATTTGCGATTGCTTGATTAAAGCCGTCAATTGCTTTAACAATTGATTCAACAAACTCAAGTAACTTTTCCCAAAAGCCCGTAACTCCTGCAACAATAGCACTAGGAATACTACAAATACCCGTCCAAAGTTTTGATAACCAATCAACGATTGTAGAACCAATATTCAAGTCACAAATTCCCTGCCAAATTTTGGCAAGCCAATCTGTAACAGTCGCAAATAGTACTTTAATAACGTCTAAAATTGCTGAGGGAATACCCAAAATAGCATTTAAAATTTTTAATAGCCAATCCCATAACAACGACCAAAAACCACTTGAAGATCCTGCGGACGAAGAAGAACCAGTATTTTCAGAAACAGCATTTGCCTGAATGTCGTCTAATGCTTTAGCTTGCTCATTAGTAATGCTACCATTTGAAACATTTGCTAAATCTGATATAGTAATTCCTCGCACATCGGTATCTTCTTTAAACTTGACAGAAGTACTTGTAGGAAATGCTGTATCCATATATTCATTAACTCTCTCTTTTTTGATTGCTGTACTTTTTAACGTGGAAGTAGAAACACTACTTACATTACTACCAATCCCTAATTCTGGAATTGTAACATCTGTAATTGTAACGGGTGCTGTTGAAGCCATTCCAAGTGAGTAAGGTAATTCAACACTACTTCCCAAGAAGCTCTCTAAAGTCTTTGCAGATAATGTTGAACTAGCTTCTATCACTTTTCCTGAACTATCTCGTTTTAAATCTGTTGAAGAAAAACCAGTTAAATCAAAAAAGGCAAGTTCTGCACTGGTAGGTAAAACAGTAACAGTAACAGTGATAGAATCCAAATAATAAATAGTACCAACCTTTTCTGATTGTCCGCTTTTTATATAAAGATTACTTTTATCACCAACACCGTTTACTACATTACCAAAACACCTAAAATCTGTGTTTAGATAATCCAATATGTCAGTAGCACCATAAATATCAGCTCCATTGATTAATCCTGTATGAACAACTGTTCCACCGCTATAATCTACCGTTTTTGTATATTTAGGTAATGTTTTTCCTGTTTTTCCATAAGCGTTAAAAATAGCCTGTTTTAATGTTGAATCAATTTTGACACTGGTACCGTGAACATAATCACCAATAGAACCACCTAAAGCCAGTAATTCTTGATTTACTGCATTACCAAAAGCTGTTACTTCATCCCAATTAGAAATAGTAAAACCAACTAACAAACAAGCAATCAAGCCAATAACTGCAATCGGCAAAATGGCAGGATTTAACGAAATCAAATACATTCCTCCACCCGCTACTAAAGCATCTGCCTTAGCAGGCTTAGGTTTATGGAAAAATGTAAATAAAACCAAAAAAATCATCAAAATAATTTTTAACTTCGCAAATATTTTTTTCATAATTCACCCTAAAAAAATAAAGATGCCGAAGCATCTTTAATTAGTTAAATGAAGCTCTTAATCAAACGAACAACAACTTTAACGCCAAGAATACCACCAAGAATGGTCATACCTGCAGGCGCAGCTGTTGAGATTTCGCTTGTGATTGAAGAAACAACACCTTGAACCGCTTCTGCTGAAATCATTAGCAATTCCCCCCTTTTTAGCTTATTTTCCCACCCACTACCAACCATAAAATTAAATAAACTGTCGGAAAAACCTATAGATTAAAACTAACACTACAAAAACAGGAATGATAACAATAGCATACGTGGCAAGTAAATTGGTCTGCGTTTCGGAAAAATGAGATGAATTTTGATTAATTTCGACCAATGTTTTTAACTGCTCACTAGCTTCTGATGATGATGTATTACCAGATTCAACTTTTTTCATAAGATCATCAACAAACTGATTTAGTGTTTCATTTTGATTTGAGGTAGATGATGAAATGGATTGAAGTTCTTTCAAAATTTGCTCTTCAGTTGTTAACTCACCATTTTTAATCCGCTCTTGTTCTTTTTTATCTGCTTCCTCTTTTTGTTTCTTTTTATCAGCTAATTCATTATTTTCTCGTTCGTTAGCTTTTTGAATTTCATCTCGAATGGTCTCGAGAATTTTATTTTGAGAATCAATTTTTTCTTGAATTTGTGATAAGTCTACTGTATTAGTTTTTTCTTCCATATTCATTCTTTTTTTATCTTGACTACGTCAAGAGGAATCCTCGTTCCGACGATTTTCAAGTAAATCTTCGTCACTACGGATTGATATTAGGCCAGCTCAATCGGCTCAATATTTTGAAATGCTTTAAATTTTACTCGTTTACTTGTGATATTATAGCTAAGTAGCAATTCAGCTTGAGCTGGCAATGGGATTTGCGCAATCTCTTTGTACTGCTCCTTATCTAACGTATACTTAACTGGTAGCAATCCGTTTACATTCGAATCATCAGTTTCTTTTGGTAGAACCCAGACAGAAACACCAGACACCTGTTTCTTAGTTTGATTATCTTCAAAGTCATACGGACGTGCTCCTAAGATAATTACATCTGTATTCATCTTGACGCTCCTTTATATTTTTTATTAAAGATTAAAACCTCTTCAATATATTTATTCGTAATAATATATTGAAAAAGAGGTTTTAATCTTATTTTTTGATATATTTTTTAATCATTGAAAAGATAAAAGAAGCTGCTAAACTAGCTGTTATAT